CCTTCACCCTTTTCAAATTCTTCCTTAAATTTCATGTACACATCATTGCTAGTTTGAAGCTTTACATTAGCAGCTAAACTAGAAGCTTGTTTTAGCGGGAAGGATAGTCTTTTCCTTGGCCATAGAGACAAAGCACTTAGAGTGAATTCCTTCAATTCCTCTGGAAGAATTGCTTGGAACATGGCAGCAAAATGACTAGAATGGTGGAATTGGCACCAAGTAGTTGCATCAGCAGACTTTGAAATTGTTGTGAAATTATTACCAAACATCTCTTTTGACTTTGCATAATGTTCTTTAACAAATTTATCTTTAGTATCTGGATTCACAGTTGTTTCAGATGGAAAATAAGAACATATCGTGCGAGAAATTAACTCAACAAAATATTGCACAATTCTTGCCATGAATTCTAACACATGAATCTCTCTTTCTCCTCCATGTTGAGATTTATCAAACTGATCACTATCAAAATGGCCCTTCTTCAATAATTTTTGCAAACACCATGGAGCTAGCTGACTTAAATGTATAATTTTCTTTCCAGTGTCAGACTCATATTTCTTGATGATCTCAGTCATAGATTCCATGCAAAAAGGACGCTTAAGAATTTCTTCTGGAAAATCTTTCTTCAACTTCTGGAATGTTTCTTCTGTGCTGTCAGAGCCTAAGGGCACTACAACATCTTTAGAATGATCTCTCGAAGACACCTTCAGTGTTGCCAGATCGCTGAAATTGGATCTAGAAACTGCATGAATAAAGTCATTCATTATCTTAGATTTGTAACCAGCTCCAAATTTTGATTCTAGCAGGTCAGAAAAAGCACTTGAAAAGAACTTTATCAACGGCATGTTTGTTTTGAATTCTTCATAATTCTCTTCCCTTGTAAAGATACTCCCTTTCACATTCTTCCTAAATTTTTGCTCCTGCTTGATCAACTTAGTTAAGACTTTAAAAGTCTTATCCTTTCCTGTATTCCTTTCTTTTGATACAACATACCCAAAGTAAAACTCATTAACCTTATTATGCAGAGATATGAATCCTTCACTGAACAATGATTTAATGTTCATATAATCATAAAGAATCATCTCTTCTCCTTGCCTTGGAACTTTTGTTATGCTGTTTGTGTCATAGTACTCCAGTAATGAAATAGTTTTCTTTAGATAATAAGCTGTGAGTCTAGATCGCAATACTTTTGGAAACCTCTCTACAAAAATGTAAGGAGATTTTCCTACATCCTCTAGTAGCTTCATAAATAAATACCTCTGTGAAGTTATCAGTTCTTCTGCATCAGTTTTGTTATTACAATATAATAATAGGAGATGATTTGCACAATCCCTAGAATATTTAGAGAAATTAATTGAGTCCGATTCAGAACAGTTCATCAATTCTGCCACACATGAACCCATGTAAGGACCAAATTTTAGGAAGTGTTCTAACTGAGCATTGTCAAATGAAGACCAGTCTGTAAATATGTGGGTATTGCTCTCATAGTTCTCAGGTCCTAATCTTCCTCCATCCCATACTTTAGCCCCATATTTAGGAAATGCAAAAGATACAAACATTGTGCTCTTAGGATTATATATTAAGGCCTTAACTCCATAACCCATGTCTTTAAGCAGGAATTCATACTGAAATGTCCAGTGTTTATAAGAGTATGCCATTTCCATAAAAACACTAGACATGAGCATGGAGAATTTTAACAAGTCTGTTTTCATGATATGATTCCATAGATCCAAAGATTTAGAGTCACCCTCAGGACAGCATATTTTCTTAGATTCTTCCACTATCTTGTGAAGTGCATCATCCAGAAAGGGATTCTTATCTCCCTCAACATAAAGAAGATCGTGTTTTGTAAAATTATCTATATCCTCTGTGTTCACAAGAGGATGGAAACTTAATTTGGATCTCTGCCTATGTTTTTCAACTTCTTCGTCTTTTTTAAATGCTTTCCCTCCAACTCCACTAAGAGCTAAATGAGCCTTATCATCCTGTGTTAAATCTAATCTTGTTAACATTTGCCTCTTAGTAAGATGCTTAATATCTGGTTCTTTGTCATTTAAAATCTCTTCTAATGGAAACTCCTTGACTTTAGGTTTAACCTTTTGTAATGCTTCACACCAGGCATTTTTTAATGAATCATTACCTTGTAAGCATCCATCTATGTATCCAGGATCGGGACCAGGCAGAATTAACGGCACATTACTTATGCGTTTCATATCACTCCTAGTATTATCAGATGTGAACTTAGATAAGTACTCTTCTAAATTGTTCTTAGATGCATTATGTACATTTTTTGTTCCTTCGTATTCTTTTAGCAATATTCTGGCTGCTGATACTGCTTCTGAATTAGTTAAAGAAGTTGAGCATTCTTCAATCTCAGATTTTACATATTTATACTTATCATCTAATTCAGGACATTTAGGCATAACTGAAAACATAGCTTTGGATAATCTTTCCAGTTCGTTATACTCATCATCTGTCACATCTTCACCCAATACCTCAATTAATTTCTGCTTGACAGGTTGTGCCATCCTCATCCTTAATGTTAGAAGGTCAACCATTTCCTGAGTTACGTTTGCATTAGTTTTCACCTTCTGGGGAGAGACCACAAGAATGAAGTATTTTGCACCTATTTGTTCCAGATCTCCATAATACTTTATAGTCTTATCTTTGTAAGAATTGTCAATAGCTTTTTGATTATCTGAACCGCAAGTAGCAACCTCAAGCACGCATTTAGTTTCTGGAATTATATAATCAGGAGTAAGTAAAGAAGTAGGTCCTTCTAATCCCAAAGATGATAAGGGCATGTCTGTTGTATCTAGCCAGCATGAGGAGACGAAATCATGAATGAATGATTTTAATTTATTGTCATGTCTTTTGTATATAACCGAACTACCATTTATCGTAATAGAAACATCATCTTCTATGTATTCAACATCAAATTGATAAGTAGGCATAGGAGCTTCAGACATGTAGGTGGTAGGCTCTCTGAATTCAAATTGTGTTGCTGCAGATTCCTTCAATATAAGATTCCTAACTGACATCTTAGATCCAATTCGATTTGAATAAAATGAAAATCGTATTAATGAGTACTCACGATATGAATCTTTCCCTCCACATTCCTTAGGACATGTCAACTTCCTTCTAGGATGTAGGCTGTTTGAATAACTCTTATAAAAGAATTTGCAGTTTGTGCACTCACCTAGGTTGACAACACTCTGATCTTGACTTGGAATACTGTCTCTTTGTATGTGCAGTATGCCACCCTTAGTGTTAGGAGGAACAACATGAGCAGAAACTGCAGATTGATTAGTGTTATAAACTAAATTGAACTCACTAGCAAAAGGCAATTCTTTTAAAAGAGGCAGAACATTCTTTCTTTCCTCTAGTTCAAAAGCCATCAAGTAGCAGTATCCTTCTTTGTTGCTTACATAGTCATCAC